TATGTCCCATACAGATGGTCCCCAATTCTTTGTCCAAGAATCGGGGACCACATCAGTCTGTGACAGGCTGCGGTTTGGTGCCGATTGGCTCTTGGCTAGGGGGTGGCCTCGCGGAGCTTTATCGCTTTCGCGCACTTCGTTGCGTATTGGTCTGCGCCCAGCCATTCGTCTATGATTTCCCTTCGCCAAAACAAGCCGCTGGGGAAGCGCTTCCCTTGTGGAATAATGCGCTTCGCGACCCACCTGTCCACCGTTCGAGGGGACTTGCCGCCTAGATACTCACCGACCTGTTTTTTGTTCAACCATCCTTCCATCATTCTCCTCCGTTTTTGAATTTTCCAGTCTCTTGAAGCTCGCCAAGGAAGGCGTCATCTTCTAGCTCCCATTGCCTGACTTGCTCGTAATGCTTGCCGAGGATGAAGCGCTCGTGCGCCTCTCTCAAGCCGGGCGTCTCGTCCAACGTCTCATGCGTGTTGTGCTTGAGCACGTTGATCAGCGCTTGACGCTCGTGCTCGTAGGCGTACTCCATGAGGTCCTGCGCAACGATCAATCCGTGTTTTACAGGCTCAAGATTTGCTGGCGGGATCGGTTTGCGGTGATTGCGCAGGCGGGCGCAGACGACAGTCATGAAGGCCGCGTGCTGGATGTCCTCGAGCAAATCCTGCTCGACCACGCCGAGACACTTGTGACAGAGCGCCCCGAGCATTAGCGTGCTGCTGATCTGGTTGAAGTCCGAGTAGTCCGTAGTGGTCGGCCAACGCTCAAGCGCGAAGAAACTGAGCGTGAATGCCTCGAGCAGAGAGTCCTTCTCCTGAAAGCCAAGCAGCCAACCAAGCTGTTCACAGCGTCGTCGTTGGCGGGTTTTCTGGTGCTCGAGACTTGCGATTGTCCTGCGCGCGTCGTCCGCGTCCTTGAACTTGCCCTGCGCGAACTTCTTTCGGATGGCGAGGTCTCGTGCACGCTGTCCTTTCTTCCGTGGTTTTTTGCTTACTGGCATGTGTGATCAGATAAAAAAAAGCCCTGTGCCAGGGCATGGTTCTGGATTGCATTCATCGCGCCGACTCCCAGTCGCGCAGTGCGTGAGTGAGCATGTATGCAGAGACCTTCACGCGCTCGAGTGCGGCAGGGTTTGCGCTCTGCCTCGCGGCGGAGAGCACTGCCGCGTACTTCTTTACTGCGTCTGCGATGCTGGCCGTGTCCTTGTTGTCGATGAGTCGGCTTGCGAGTGCGCGGAGATTTGAGGTCGACTGATCGCGATACGACCATCGAAGCTCGCGGCGCAGGTCTTGCACGACAATTTCGGTTTCTGTCATTCGCCTTTCTCCTTTGCCATCTGGATGCGGATCGAGCGATAGTCCTTCAGCTTCCCGACTAAGTAGGACAGGTCACGGATAGCATTGTCGACCTCTTGCATGGTCGGCGGCTTGCTACCTTTCCAGTCTTCTTTTCTTGCAAGCGCGTGTACCGAAATGAAGTTCAAAGCGACGATTGCTTGGCGTCTGTATGCTTTTTCGGGCTTCATTCCTCGTCCTCCTTGATCTTCGATAGTAGGAACGTCTTGAGCACAAGTGCAGCATCGTCTTGCGAAACCTTGCTCACGTCATCCGTCACTTTTTTGAAAAGAGGAGTGCCAGAGCCGTCAACGATGACGCACGTCCGAATTTTCTTATTCGTTGTGAAGCTATCATTCGTTGTGAAGTGGACTCCATAACGCTTGCCGTTGACGTAGAACTCATAACCCCAGATGTTCTGAGTGCCATCGATCTCGCAGTTGAGGCGCTGCATTTGCGACCTCGACCACTCTGTTTGAGCTTTCATGAAGGTCTTTGCGTCCTTCGCTGCGTTGAGAATCGCCTGACCGATTTGCTCGGCCTCAAACGACCACAAATCGGCGGAACACAACGATTCATCACAGACGTAGATCCGTACGGAGGTGCCTTCTCGCGTCACCGTAGCGATGTGTGCGCTGTCCTTGTCATGGGTGTTGTCGAAGTAGTCCTTCTCCCACGGCATGCCGACGATCTCGGCAATGGCGTCCTGAGCGGCGGCATCAATTTTTACTGTCTGACTCATTCCTCATCCTCCCACGGAGCATATCGAGCAGTCACATCCTCGCGTCCGAAGGCGTCCAATCGGCCGTTCCAAAAAATAGGAAGCGGATGCATCAACCCGAATGGGTAAAAGTATCGACCGTCAAAAACTGCATATCCCTTGAAAAGGGGCTTGCCGAAATAGGGTTCGGGCGTGTCGGTGTTTCGATCCTTTTCTTTGACTTCGAGACGGAGCTGCACATCGAGCGGTGGCCTCTCGTCCGAGAAGTTTTTCCATTGCGTCATTCCTCGTCCTCCTCGTCCCACGGGCGGAAGCTGGTAACATCACGACGGAGTCCGTTGCTGAACCACGCGTCGACCCACTCGCCGTCCTCATATTGAGATGTGTACCGCGCGGCGAAACGTTCGAGACGTTCTGGCTCGCTGCCGTAAACGTTCTCACACCGCATCCAGACGTCTTTCGGCGGCTCGACCTCGGGGTATTTGTTCCAAGCGTGCGGGTCGTACTCGCGCACTTCTTCGAGCATGTCGGCGTACAGCGCGGCGGAGAACTGCGAGCCCTCCCCGAACCAGAGAACGTGCAGTCGCGGTTCTTTTTGGAAACTGTCTTTTATGAGCTCGCGCTCCTTGTGCAGCCGAGCGGAGAAATCTCCGTCACTGATCTCGTCGAGCTTTTTCTGAAGCTCGCGGTCTTTCAGTCTGTATTTCATTCGTCCTCCTTACCAGATCACGACGGCCTTGCCGTAGGGGGTAAGCCGAACTTCGACGCCCCCGGCATATTCTTCGCCCATCATGGGGTAGCCGCCGTCGTTGTACGTGTACGCGACTTCGATGTCGCCTTCCTTTTCCATAATCTCCTGAAGGAGTTCGATTAGTTCACTGATCGTCATTCCTTAATCTCCTGTAGATCCATATCCGCTCGCACCGCGCGCGGTCTCGCTCAGCTCGTCAGCCCACTCGAGCTCGAGCTCGGGGAGCGGGATGATGTAGAGCTTCGCGACGCGATCGCCTACGTTGACGTTGAAGTGATCCGAGTCGCCACTTGGATTTCGGCATTACATCTCCTTGAGTTCCTGTGCCGCCTCGAGCGCGCCATTGAGCGCGGCCAGGATGGCCTGCGCCTGCGACGGGCTGAGGTTGTCGATGTAGAAGGTTCGAGCCCAGTTGTGCCACCAGACGACAAAGCTGACATTCCCGTTGGACAACGGCTTGAACGCGCAGGTGACATTGGAGCAGACGGCTAGCTTGCCCTTCTTGAGTTCGAGCTTTTTGTCGTGGAGAGCTTTGGTCGGCGTCATCGTCCAGTGCTCCCGTACCCGCCCTCGCCTCGGTCAGTCTCAGAAAGCTCGTCAGCCCACTCGAACTCAGTGTCAACGAGCTTTTCGATGCGCATCTGGGCAATGCGGTCGCCGTTATGAACGATGTACGGCCTGCCCGATGCATTCTTCACCGTGATGTAGACGGGCCCGCGGTAGTCGGCATCCACAAGCAAAGGCGTGATGATGAGGCCCTTGAGGGCAGTGCTGGAGCGGCTGTACACCACGCCAACGTATCCTTCAGGGATTTCAAAGGCGAGGCCCGTCTGAATGCGAACGGTCTGCTCTTCGAAGATCGGCGCATCGAACTCTTCGGCGGCGTACAGGTCAAACCCCGCAGCGTACTTCGTGCCGCGCTTGGGCATCTTCGCGTCCGGGTGCAGACGCTTGATCTTGATGTTCATGCTGTTGCTCCTTGTGTGGCCATTGCGGCCGTGATGAGTGAGAGGGGAGTCCTCATAGCAGCGCTCCTTCAGGCACGGGGTCGGCTTCTCGGGCGGCTGTGATCTCGAGGCGGTAGATGTCGAGCACCTTCGCGGAAAAATGAAAACCGGGCCAATTGAGTTCGTGCCCGGTTTCGTTGAATCGCCTGACGACCTTGCTCAGCTGTTGCGCCGTCATGCTGAAAGCGAGCTGAGTGTCGTCGATGATGAAGTGCCGTTCGCCGCGTTGCATGCGCGGCCAGAGGTAGCGCAGAAGCAGTTTTGCGGGGTTCGTTTTTGTGGTTTTCATTGCTACCTCCGTGAGTAGGTTCTAGCGAATCTGGACGCTTTCGCGTTCTTCGATGTGGCAGCCGGGGACTTCGACGCCGTCGAGCAGAGCCTGCTTGATGGCGACCTTGTTCGGGCTTACGGTCGTCTTGACGGTCGTGTAGGCCTCGGGGAGGTCGGCACCTTCGGCGATCTCGACGGCCTTCGTCGTGCGGATCGAGACGGTCACGCGTGCGGTCTTGACCTTGCCGGTCGCATGCAGCGCATCGAGGAGCATGGCCTTGAGGTAGTCGGAGCGCTTCTGCATTGACTTGACGCGGGCGAGCATGCGGTCGGCCTCTTCCTTGGCGGCCTTGGCCTCGGCATCGAGCTCGCGCAAGTAGAGCGCGGTCGCCTCGACCTTCTCGGCGGCTTCTGCTTCGACTGCGTGGAGTTCGTCGGCAGAGAGGATTTCTCCAGTTTCTTCATCGATCTCGATGTGGTCGAGTGCGGCGCGGATGGCGTCGCTGATTTCGTAGAGTTTCATGATTAGTTCTCCAAATCCTTCTCTTGAAGCAAATCTGTTCTAGGACATACAACTGACAAGCCTTTGTAAAAACTCTTTCTTACGCTGTTCAAACTGAACGCTTCTCCGGTCGGCAGCGTGGGCACGCAGTAGTAAATCTTGTCGCCTCGCTCGGGTCGAAAGACGTTGATGTAATCGTCGTCCGTCTTATCCCGACATTTCCTTGGGACCCAAGTTAATTGATGACATTTCGAAGAGTCACCTTCGAAAAATTCCCAAGCGTTGCCAGTTCGACACTCCTTGCATCCCCAGCACAAGGCGCGAGGTATGATCGCAATCACAGGTTCGCCGTCGTCGATGTATGAATAGATGCAAGCACAGACCGTGTGGTGTAAATCCCCAACCTTTTCGCCTTTCCATTCAATCCAATTCATTGCTGATCCTTGAAAAAAAGCCCCCGGCTTTCGCCGAGGGCTAGTGATCATTTTCGTGGCGTCACGAAAATGGTCAGAACGGGTTGTCGTCAAGCGGAGCGTCGTCGTAGGGGTGCGCAACCGGAGCCGACGGCGTGACGGGCTTGGCTTCCTTGTCCTTCAGGTTCTTGAACTTAGCCTCGACTGCCTTGGCCTCTAGGTTGTTCAGAACTTCCTTTGCGTTCTGTCCAGTAACCTGATGGAACGGTGTGATGATGTTCATCTGGTAGGTCGTCTTGATCTGGCCTTCGTGCTCATACTCGCGATTCTCGCGCTGGAGGAGCAGGCCGATGGTCTGGCCCTCGAGCGCGCCGATGCGATAGCCCGGGCGCTTCGTGCCGTCGCGGTTAAAGACCTGCGCTTGCGTAGCCTCAACCTTATCGAGCTTGAGCACGGCAAGCAGCGCGTCCATGATGTCGGCCCCGAAGGTGCGATCGCCCGTGCGGCTGGAGACGTAGAGCTTGATGAAAGCCATCTTCTCGCCGCGCTCTTCGGCGGTCTCTCCGCACTCGATCCAGCGAAGCGCCTTGAAGGCGAACTCGACGTAAGTCGCGCCCGCCTTGCTTTCGGCGACTTCGACCTGTGTGAGGGTGCCGACGTACTTGCCGGACTTGTCGATGCCGTTGAAGCCGGCAACCTTTTCCGCGGACTTGCGGTTCATGGTGAAGGTAGTGATCATTCTTCGTTTTCCTTTTCGTTAGTAATGCCGTAGTAGTCGCAGATGACGCGGTCGATTGCCGCGAGGTCGTTCTCTATGTACTGCTCCGAGAACATTCCCATCGGCGATTTGACTGTGTCAGAGCCTGAGTTCTGAGTTGAGAAGAGATAGCGTCCGTTCTCGACGTGCGTCCGAAGGACTGTGGTGAACATGCCCTCGACAACGATCTTGTCGTCTAATAATTTCCCCAATGTCTTGATACGGGTGTTGCCGAACTCATCAGAGGTCGTGTGAGCGAGGACGTAGACGCGCTTGTTTTCACCGAGCTCGGAGGCGGCCTTGGCAATGTCGAATCCGGCCCCGCCGATCTCTGTGAACTTGTCGAACCCCTTCACGTTGCGTGCAGCCATGTACATCGATGCGAGGATGTACTGCCAGTCGTCCACGACGATCACGTCGAACGGGCTCGCGTGCATGCAATTGATGATTGCCTGCGGGTTCGAGCAGACGAGGATGTTGTTCCCATCGCCCTTCTGCTTGATCTCCTTCCACCCAGTGGAGCGGAAGGGGAGCGGCTTGCGCACCGGCTGGATCAGAAGTGTGTTTTTTGGGTCGAGGTTGCGGAGCGAACAGGTTTTGCCTGTTCCGCTCTCTCCAAGTACCAGAGTCGCGTAGCTCATTGCGTTTCCTTAGAAAGGGATTTCGCCGTCGTCGCCGATGGCGTAGAAGTCTTCGAGAGTCTTGTCGTAGATCGGCTCGGGACGCTTAGCGCGTTCGCCGAACCACTGCGCGCGCTCGAACTCGTCGCGGCTGCTGTATTCGGGATACGGGTCGACGTCGACCTCGTCATCCGGCTCGGGCATCGGCAGCACGAGCGGCTCAAGTGAAGTGATTGTCATGCTTGCTCCTCGCTGTGTTCGTCGTACTCGATCTCGAGCATCTCGCCGTAGAGCATCGATGTCGCATGCTCAAGGGCTCGGTCGAGCTCCGAGCTGAGCGTGAGCGTCGCCTTGAGAGACGACTCGAAGTCGTCCACGTAGCGCGTCTCCATCAGCGCGTAGAGCGCTTTGATTCTCGCGTCGGGGTTTAGCCAGTAGGCAGGAAGCGCGCGGTCGTAGTTGCCAAGGACGAACGTTCTGGCGTTGTCCATCGTTGCCTTGATGCCCTTTTCGTGCAGCTCAAGCGCGAAGTCTTTGAAGTCGTTCATTTATCTCTCCCAGTGTCCAGTAATGAGCACGCCGGCGATGATGGCCAGCGCTCCGATGAAAGTGATGAGCGTCCAGACGCGTCCAGGGCGCTCGCATGAAAAAGGCTCGACGTTCTGCCGAGCCTGCTTTGCTGCGCGCCGCTGCTCGAGCGGTCGCTTTCGAGTAATTCGTTTCATGTCGAAGTCCCTTGGAATGTGGTCAATGATGTGGGCCGGGTCGGAGAAGCTCATGCTGCTTCCTCCTCCTCGCGCTCCTGCCAGAGCACGCGAAGCTCCTCGAGGCAGTCCTCCATGATGTCCTTGTCGAGCCCCGCGTCGTTGGCTGCTTCGGTGAACTCTTCGATCGTGACGAGCTCGCCTCCAGCTGTAAGCGTGTCGAGATCGAGCTCGTACCCGTCAATGAGGATCGGCTGCTCGTCGGGATACTCGTCATACACGGACGGGACGCCGCCCATACCGAAGTAGAAACCGTTGCTCATGCGAGCCTCCTAGTCAAAGATGAAGTGGTAGAGGGTGGCAGCCGCTATGGCCGGTAGGATCACCAAACCGAAGAACCCGATCAGTCCTTCGAGGCCCTCGATGAGGGAGCCGACGAAGCCGGGGCGATGAGGCTCAGTGCCGTCCGTGCCGAAGTAGGTGCGACGTGCGAGACCGTCAAGGTAAGAGATAAAGCGCTTCATGACGCCTCCGAAAAAAGAAAAGACATTCAGACGCCCTCGCTCGGAAGAACTGCCGGCTCGTGATGGCACGGGCAAGGGCGCGTGAATGTCTTTTGGTTTGTGGTGGGTGAGGGAGCCGGGGTGAACGCAAAAGCCTCTCGCCTGCAGATGCCCCGACTTTGGAATCTGGGACTAGTCGCCCAGACCGGCGCATATCTGCGTCACGCCGTTTGCCCTCGTAGCCTTTTACGGAAGTGCCTGGATGAAGCGCTCGATGTTTTTCGCGACCGCCTCGTACTTGTCAGGCGTGCGCACTTTCGACAGTACATAGGGGTCTGTGAACATGTAGAAGCTGAGCGCAGCGGCGAACGCTCTGCAATCAACGCTGAGCCGGCAGATGTCTTCGGCGGTCGGCTTCTTGATGCCGAGCCCGAGGAAGTACCCAGCGGCGAAGGTCTCAAAGTCTTTGATTTTTTGCATGATGTTCAGGCAATAAAAAGCCCCCGGCGTGTGCCGAGGGCTGTATGAACAAGGTGTTTAGAGCGTGAGATCTGGTGATTACTTTTCTTCTTTTACGTCGTTACGCCATAGTTTTGGCATAAATGAACCGATGAGCGATGCTGTCGGGACAGCCAAGAACGCGCATGTCACGATTGTTGGTTTGTCCATGAGCGCGCAAACGATGGCGCATAGAACGCAGGCAAGGGAAATGGCCAGACCGATGTTCTGTCCTTTTTTCTGTGCCTCAAGAGCTCCAGCGCTTTCTTTCGCTGCTATGTCAACAAGAGTGGATTTGTTTTTGGCATCCTGATCGATGGCAGAGTGTCGAGCATTTTGTTCGGCCTCGGCCATTCTGACGATTCTGTCTGCGATGCCAGGGAGAATATTCTCGTACCGCGCCAAAATGTCCGGGTGAGGCAAAGGTCCCTCAAAGGTTTCGGATTTTGCCGCGATTAGCTGAGTTTGAGCCTCTGTCTGGACGTCCGGCACATTGCCTTTACTGTCGGTAATCCGTTCTGGCTGCGTCGAGCTCTTTTCTTGCATAGGCTACAGCTTTATCGAAGTCTCTTTTAATGTTGATCATGTCTTCTGCAGGTGAGCGGTAAGACGTCTCGAACAGGCGACGATCAATTTTCGTTCGCACACGAGGCGGGTTCAAGGCTACAAAAGGAGCTACCAACCCATCGCGCACGCCCTTCATGAAATTCGTCATGAGCGATGTGTTTAACTTAGTCATGATGTTCCATCCCTGAAATCGGGGCTCGTCGTATAAGGTAGCCTCATCTTACCCGCTGTAGGTGCGGATGTAAACCGCGTGGCCGTCCTTTCTTGTGAAAGCTGGTTCAAGCACCCTCGCAAGTCGATGACTCGGTATTCGGTTGAGTGGGAAGCGAAGGCGCTTGAATCGGCTCCCTCCTTTGGTTGTAAGCTAAAGACGTCGGGATCTAGCAGTTTCGACGTTTGTTTAACCAACTCCCAAAGGAGGGAAGATGCAGCCAATAACAAAGCTAATATTTACTGGCGTGGATGGCTCTAAGTACAAATTTGATGTGTACCCCAGAGGAATCCGTGTTAACAAAGGTCCTGCCGTTTATTCCTTTTTGTCGAAAGTAAATGGCAATTACCACGTCCTCTACATTGGCCAGACTATTGATTTGTCTGAGCGCCTTGCCAACCATCACAAGTGGGATGAGGCTATTCGACATGGCTTTGAATATTTGGCCATTTGTCGTTCCGTCACTTCTCGTGATCTTGACCGCGTTGAGGCAACTCTGATTCAGCGGTACCGTCCTCGTTGCAACGAAGTGGTTCCCCGCTAACGGGACAAATAACCGCGTCGAACGCCGTCCACGCTGCGGCGATTGCGTAAATCAAACGCACGTCGTCGTGCGTGGTTGGCGTTACCACCAGGCGCTTGTCGATTATTTCAACATCCATTGTTATCTCCTTTAGAAAACCCACCTAAGCCTTCTCTGTAGAAAGGGCTTAGATCGGCTTTCGATCAGGTCGCGGCTGCGCATCGTCTGCGCTCAGGCCGCTCGGGGCTAACATGCCCTCTGTCCGAAGACTGATCCTGATCGATCTACTTGGGTGTAGCGATGTGTCGCTTGCAGGTGGATCCCATCCCGACGCTTTACCGACATCCGTGTACTTTTCATACGCGACCTTTGCGACTACCGTTCTGGGCTGTACTGCGCGTCGCTAGACCCTTCTAACCAACGCCACAGCCGCCGCCCAGGCGGTCCCCGACACAGCTAAGTGCCGAGATTCGGACATCGCTGCAGTCCCTTTCTCTCGCTCCGTGCCGCCGCCGAGGCTCCTTGCTCGGGAGGGCGGGGTTTCGTCCGCGGGAGGGGGCGCTGTAGCGCGCCGAGATTCGATGCCCTTCCCATCGATGCCTTGCCTTGTGGCTTGGGTACCAAGTGGAACGTAATGCGTTCCACATCTGGTACTGTCATGGTACCACATGGGTGCCAACGGTGGTAGTGTCAGGTTACCAAAAATGGCGAGAAAGTTGATGTGGATCAAATGCTGTTTTGACGGACAAAAAAAAATCCCGCACAAGGCGGGATTGGGCGGAGCGAATTGTTATCGCGCGTTAGAGTTCGCGCACATTGAAGCAAAGAACGGCTCTGCCGACGATTTCAATTGTTTCGCATGACTCAAGTTGAATCGGTCTGTATTTGGGGTTGTCAGAAATTAGCTCAACCTTACCACCGGGGTGAATCTGAACGCGCTTGATGAAGATGGAGTTCGAGTACTGGATAGCGTACAGGCCGTCTGCGACGAAGCGATTCTGAGACGTATCGACAATTACAAAGTCGCCGCGTCTGATGCCCGGTTCCATACTGTCGCCGTCAGCTGTGATGATATGAAGCGTCTGGAAGTTCAGCGATGATGCGGACTTAGAAAGCAGCCACTGCTTGGTGACTCGGAGCATCTGGACTAGTTGAATAGCCTGTGTGAATTCACCGCCATAACCGCAGGAACCCTTAACGTCAAGGACCGGAATGGACACAACGTCTTCATCCAGTTCAAGCGTCTGCGGACGCGTCAAAACGGTGTCGCCAAACTTAAGGAAAGCTGGCGTGACGCGAAAGAACTCCGACAACGCCTCTAGGTTTTCATCGGATGGCATCTGAATGCCAGACAGCCACTTGCCGATTGTTACGTGACTTGCACCAATGCGGCGGCCTAGCTCGCGCATTGAAATTTGCCGCTCTGCTAACAGAGCTTTTAGGCGTTCAGGGAATGACATAAGGCCTCCTTTGGTACTCAGATAGTACCAATAAACGGACCGCCTTAGGGTACCACATGATTACCAACTATGGTACTATATCGGTACCGTTAATTTTGTATGGGATACCACATGAAGAAAGTTTCTGTTCGAGATGCCATCTCTCGATACGGCACTCAGCAAAAACTCGCCGACGATCTTGGGATTTCCCGCCAGACTGTCAAGCGGTGGGTTTCCAAGAACTCTGTCACGCGGAACTACCTTGCTCCTTTTTGCCGTCTGACTGGTTGTAAGCCGGAGGAAGTCAGTCAGTTTGCCGCTGACGTTTTGCAAATGATCAAAACCAGTCGATGAGGTTTTGAATGAGTTACGAGGCTATGCATAAAGTCCGCGCGTCGGGATTGTCCGATCGCACTCAGGTCGATGTGCTGGAAGCCCTTGCGTTTTTCCAAAATCCGGAAACGGGGGCTTGTTACCCGTCGACCGAGAAAATTGCGCGAATTTCTCGCGTGAACGATCGTCTTGTTCGCACGACGTTAAAAGTTTTGCACGATCTTGGCTACGTGTCGTCAACTCAGGCGCCTGGTCAAATGCGTTACTTCACCTTGCATTTGAACAGGCTGCCAACGGCAGACCCCCTGAAGGAAAGCGAACCCCTGCAAGATTCGACTCCCCCTGACAAAAGTACACCCCTGAAGGAAAGTACACCCCTGAAGGAAAGTGCATGGGAGGGGTGTAGGAAAGTGCAGGGGACCCCTGTAGAAAAATGCAGTTCACCCCTGTATGAAACTACACCCGAACAAGTAAATGAACAAGTAATTAAACAAGTAAAGGGAACAAGTAATAGCTTGCCCGCGCAAGCGCCGTGGGAAACCGACCATCTTACCAACGACGGTAAAAAGGTCGAAAAGCCAAAGGCGACAAGAGCCAAGCCAAAGACAAGCTGCCCATTCTCGCCTGACGATCCCATTCCGCCTGAATACCTCGAGTACGCACAGGCAAAGCATCCAAGCATCAACGCTCAGACGGAGTTCACCAAGTTCGTCAACTTCCACATCTCGAAGGACAACAAGTTCAGCAATTGGCTGGCTGCTTGGAGAACTTGGACGACGAAGGCCGAAGAGTTCGCCAAGAGCAGACCGCAGAGCCAAAACCAGACCTTCCCGTTTGGAAAGCCTACAGACCCTCAATACGGCATTGGGGTTTGTGAACGACCAAAGGTTCTACCCAGAGAGTACACGCCAGAAGAATCACGACGAGCCAGAGAAGAGGCAATGAAGATCTGGAACTCGTAAGGACACATGATGACAGAACAAAAACTAACTTCACTGACTGAAATCCTCGAGCGTGTGAGCCGCATCCGCGCAGAGAAGGCCTCCACCGTCACCACCCAAAAGACCGAGGTCGATCCGGAACTTGTGCAGGAGATCGAGAAGATGCGCTCTGAGTTCGAGCGTGACGGCATCGAGTACACGGAAGGCGCACTCATCGGTATGGCTGAATGCCGAGTGCTCAAGCGTCGCTACGACGAGAAGGCCGCAGAACGCTTCGCCCAGATCGCCGCAATCCCGCAGCGCTTCGCAAAAGCAAGTCTCTCGGACTTTGATCCTTTTGATGACGTTCAGCAGAACGCCTTCCTGCGGATCTGCCATTGGGCTAAGGCTGTTCGTGAAGGAGAAACCCCGTGGCTTGTTATCTCTGGCACGTGGGGGACCGGCAAAAGCCATCTCGCCTGCGCCGCTCTCAACAGCTTGCGCGAGTCCAAGGGTTTGACCGTTCGTTTTGTTGCAACGATGGACTTGGTTCGAGCCGTCCAGGGGACTTACGGGAACCAGAAGGCGACGACGAGCGAAGCCGAGATCACAGCAGAACTCGCCCGACTGGATGTTCTTTGTCTAGACGACATCGCCGCCGATCCGTCTTCCTTTGAAGCCAAGCTGCTTGCTCGCATTCTCGATGCCAGATACCGCAACGACAAGCCCACCGTCTTGGTGACAAATCTCGGCATCGAGGAGACCAACGGTCAGCCGAGCAAGTTCGACCAGTATGTCGGTGATCTGGTCGCCTCACGAACCCGTCAGTGCGCGGACTTCGTAGAGATCAAAACGACCGACTTCCGTCGCGGCCTCCGCGACCGCATCAACGCCCGCAAGGCACTTGAACTTAACTGAGGAGGTGTTCTGATGCCGTTATTCAACAGTTGGTCATACACCTTCCTGTGCCTCGCCGTAGCGCTCATTGCAATCAATCAGTTCCTGCTGGCGAGCAGGTTGGAGCGAATGCAAAACCAAATCCTTGATGTTTTGATGCAGATTCTTGCGTCTGTCAAAAGAGGTGAGTCGGTAATGAGCATGAGAAATTGTGTCTCGTGGTCCCGGTCCAGTAGGGCATCCAACGGAAAGGATTCTTTGAATTCGGACGGTGACGGGGAGGCCCACAAATGAACCTGATATTCGGAAATTTCGTGGTCGGAACCTCGGTAATTAATCGGTTTTGCCAGCTTGATTCCTTCGATCGTTATGGATTTCAAACGAACCGGGAAATCTCCGCGTTCAAACAAAAGACAAATTCCGGTTTTCCCGTCATGTGTGCGAGAGGCCGACACGCGCTTTATTCGGGGGCCTTTCATGTAGATGCGCCAGATTTCTACAAACATCAGGACGGTTCCGGTGAATGCAGCGATAAGCGAAAAGAAAAAATTAGCAACGTCCATTGAGTTTCTCCGTGGGTTGGTTGAACAAAGCAGAACTTCTCAGGGCCCTGCAGTTCAATCATCCCACGGAGAACCAGAAAAGCAAATCTTTTGGAGAAAAAGGAGGAGATCTGATGGACCTATCCAGCAAGCTCATCGTCATGACGCTTTCAATCTGCGCGGCAGCATGGTCCGTCATGAACGCAATTCTTGTCAAAAAGCTTATTGAGGCTGAACGGTGTCTTGACCAGCTTGAGACGCGGGTTTCACTTCTGGCCAACTCTGACTGCCATGACCGCAAAACCTGTCGTAGCGATGGCGGTGAGAGCGCCAAAAATTGAATCAATCAAAGTTTTCTCCGTGAGGTGGTTGATGAATGTGTTGGGGAACACTTCTCAATCATCACACGGGGAACCAAGGAGGTAAAGCATGGACTTACTGAGCTACTTGGCTGGTCTCATCCTGCTTTTCGCGATGCTCGTCGCGTGGGTTTTCGAGGGCGACTGGTTCGATGACTGATGAGGAAATATCCATGAGAAAAAAGCATCTACGCGTCGTCCTACCGTGGCCGGCACATGGACTCTCGCCGAATGCGCGCTGCCACTGGGCCATCAAGCGCAAGCTCGTAGCGGCTGCTAGGCGCGTCGCTTTTGCCGCCGCATACAGCAAAGCAGAGGGCCGTCGGGCCGTGCCGGATGGGAGCATCGGATATCGATGCACGTTCTTCCCGCCTGACCGACGGGCGCGCGACGAGGACAACTTGATCGCGTCGCTCAAGTCTTCACTCGACGGCATCGCTCAGGCACTGCGCATCGATGACAGGTGCTTCCACCTGCTCGAGCCCGCAGTCCGAGAGCCTGACCGTCCCCACGGCCGCGTGGAGATCGATCTCTTTTGGAGAGAGGAACACTGATGAATGACCAAAAACAAAAACTCGGAGTCTCTGGATTCCTCCCGCCAGTGGCGTCAGCTTGCCTTGTTCGAGCTGCCGCCGACGCGCGACGAGTCGCGTGGGACAACTCGCTCAGGCGAGCAAAGATCATCGATGCCGCAATCCGAAAGGTCAAGCTCGAATATCCACGCTACTTCCGAGCACCGGATGACTGTAGCTGTGAACGACAACGGACGGGCAATCGGCGAGGATCATGTGAACGCTCGCTATTTGAACGCTGACGTAGAGCATGCGCGTCAGTTGCGGGCGCAGGGGTATACCTATCGGCAGATAAGCCAGATGCTTGATATGCCGATCAGAACGCTTCGGGACTATCTCTCTGGGCGTCGTCGATGTCAGTCTGTTGCGGGGTGGAAAACGTTTTTAAGGAGGTGGTGAGAATGCTGAATGCGAGACAGCAGGCGTTCGTCAATGAATATGCGAGAGGAGGCTTCAAGAATGCGTCTGAGGCCGCTGTGAAGGCAGGATATAGCGCCAAAACGGCCGACAGAATCGCCAGCAGGCTGTTGAAAAATGTTGAGGTCAGAGACGCTGTGGAGGCTCTTCGCCAACCGGCAAAGGAGGAGGCGATCGTCGATGCGGCATTCGTCTTCTCAGAGCTCAAGGAGCTTGCCAAGTGTTGTGCGAGACGAGTCCCGAAGCTCGACATCGTTGGGGAACCGCGTCTCGACTTAGACGGAAACCCGATTCTCGTTCCCGTCGACGCTGCGGGCGCGAATGCCGCGCTCAAGACACTCTCCCAGTGCCTTGGCATGGGCCGCGAACAGGTCGACAAGGATCAGACCATTCAGACGCTCTCAGAAACTCTCCAGGACCTTCTGCGCAAATGACAATGACAACGCCTAAGTTTGACCTCACTACGAAAGCCGGCATCGGCAAGGCCATGACGTATCTGGCCGCTGAGTGCTCCTCGGATCCTCTGCGCTTCGTGCAGGTTGCTTTCCCATGGGGCAAAGATTCCCTCGAGGGCATGGCCGGTCCCGACAAGTGGCAGACCTCAATCCTGACAGACATGAGAGACAAGCTACAGTCTGGCGAGGCTTGGGAGCACGTCATGCAGTACGCGGTGGCTGCAGGTCACGGCGTTGGCAAGTCTGGCCTTGTCGCTTGGATCATTCTATGGGGCCTCTGCACGTTCCCGGATACTCGAATCGTCGTGACTGCTAACACCGAGAACCAGCTTCGTACCAAGACGTTCGCAGAAGTGGCGAAGTGGCACAACCTCTGCATCTTCAAGGATTGGTTCTCAGTGTCGGCTATGTCCGTTGCATGCAAGCAGCCGGGCCACGATAAGACATGGCGTGCTGACGCTATCCCGTGGTCAGAGACTAAGCCTGAAGGCTTCGCCGGCTTGCATAACAAGAAGCGCCGCATCATCGTGATCTTCGACGAAGCATCGGCTATTGCTGATTGCATCTGGGAGGTCACGGAAGGCGCTCTGACTGACAGCGAGACGCAGATCTTTTGGTTTGCGTTCGGGAACCCGACGCGCTCGACCGGGCGCTTCTATGAGTGCTTCAATCGCTTCCGTCACCGTTGGAATAATCGACACGTCGACGGCCGCGACGCCGCCATGACGGACAAGAAAAAGATTGCTGAATGGCTCGCGGACTATGGCGAGGACTCTGACTTCTTCCGCGTTCGTGTCCGAGGAGAGTTCCCGAATAGCTCGAGCATGCAGTTCATTCCTCGTGACATCGTCCAGGCCGCCATGGAGCGACCTATGGGCGTCGTCAACTATGCGCAGACGGTAGCGATCATCGGCGTTGACGTGGCGCGCTTCGGTGATGACGCGTCGGTGATTTGGACGCGCTTCGCTCTTGACGGGCGCTCCATCGCAAAGCAGAAGTTCCACGGCCTAGACGGGCACGAGCTCGGAGCCAAGGTGGCTGAGCACTTCAACCACTTGCGAAAGCTCGGCGTCCGCAAGATCGTCATCAATGTCGACACCGGCGGCGTCGGTGCCTCGCCTGTTGACTGGCTTCGACACAACGGCTATCCGGTCAACGCAATCAACTTCGGCTCTGGCGCTACGAATACACAGCGCTACAAGAATCTCCGTGCTGAGATGTGGGGACGCATGAAAGAGTGGATCGCGCAGGGTGGCTGCTTGCCGCAGGACTCTGATCTTGAGACTGACCTGACGGGCGTTGAATACGGCTACACCCCAACGAATCAAATCCTGCTCGAGAAGAAGGAGGACATGAAGAAGCGTGGCATGGCGTCGCCTGACAATGCCGATGCGTTGGCCCTGACCTTCGCAGTTCGCATGAATGAATACTGCGACAACCCGACGCCCCCGGTTGGGCGTCGACGCCAAGAGATCAGGAGCAGAGATCCGTATCGTTAATATGGAAGTATGACCCTATAGAACAAAAACATTGTCGCTAACGATAGCAACACTATGATCGAGGCGCAAATACATGTGAGTTTGGAGTTCAATTCTTTTGTCGAAGGAGCACCTATAAAAAGGTATGCGGCGTTAATCCAAAACCAAATGATTCCTAAAGAAAATGCTACATCACCAAAAGAAAATAAAAAGAACTTCTGACTATATGCTCCATTTGAGACCGCAATGCCAATGCAAATGATTAGACCTGATATGTTTGAAGCGGCCAATAAAATTGCATGCGATCTTAATCTTTTGACCTCTTCCTTAAGCCGGTTGATTTCTTGCCTCTCTTTGCTTTCGTTCGAAGGATCGTCGTAGTAGAGCATGATCAGTGCGCGTGTGGTGAGGTTGCTGAGGGAGGATGTATCCATTACAGGAGCATCCGATGACCATAAGTATCCAACGAATCACCTGCCGAGAGGCTTGGGAAAATCCCGCGTGGCCGAAGATCGTAAAGGAGTACGGAGAGGACGTGCGATATCCGGACCTCGAGCCTGACCCTGACTATCAAGAGTATCTGTGGCTTGAGATCAAGGGGACGCTGCACAGTGTCGGCGCTTTTGACGGTGACCGCCTGGTCGGCTTCGTCAACTACGTCACGACAACCATTCCGCACTTCAAGGCCAAAAGGCTTGCGTCGTCGGAGTCTCTGTGGGTCGACCTCGATTACCGAAAGGGTGGCGTCGGTCGGGCCCTGATTGAGGCTGCAGAGCGCTTCGCCAAGGAAGACGGGTGCTACGGCTTCTACTGGGGTGTGAAAAAGGGGACGCGTGCCGAAAAGCTTTTTGAGAAGGTCGCGACGCCCATGAACACGCTCTTCTGGAAAAAGCTATGAGTGCCCTTTCGCTTGTGTCAGACCTACCGGCTTGCTCTCCAGAGGATCTCGACGAAACGATGAGGATGCGTGCTGTCGTCGCAGAGATGCCGCAGTACGACTTCCCGACCGAGCACTTCTTTCATGGTGGCATGTACGTCCGAACGGTCAAGATGCCGGCCAGTTCCATTCTGTGCGGCGCAGTCATCAAGGTGCCGACGCTCGTCACCGTTGCTGGTGACTGCATCGTCAAGGTCGGTGAGGATGCCCGAGAAATCGTTGGCTATGCCGTGCTTCGCGGAGCACCGGGCAGATCGCAAATCTTCATCGCGCGGTCCGAGACGTACATCACGATGTCCTTCCCCTCAAAAGCCAAAACGCTTGAGGAGGCGGAGGAGGAATTTACGGACGAATACGAACAACTCATGTCTAGGAGGACTTCATGTCAGGTGGAACCGTAGGTGCTTACATTGTTGGCGGTGCAATCGCGGCGGCTAGTGCTGCCGCCTCAGTCTATTCGAGCAACAAGCAGGCGAAGGCCCAAGAGGCCGCGTCCAAGCGCGCCGAGCAGCAGGCAAAGGAGCAGGCCGCACAGCAGCGCCAACAGCAGCGCAAGCAGGGGGGACAGTCGGCAGACGTAGGCTCGATCCTCGATCAGAACACGAATGCGGGTCTGTCAGGCGGCTCCACGCTCCTCACAGGTGCGGGTGGCGTCGGAGATCTGAACCTTGGTGCCGGCGGCAAGTTGGGGTAAGCCATGAAGGATAAGGACCTGCGTGAGCGTGTCCTTCGCAGGTGGGAGCGCCTGAAGGTAGAGCGTGAGCCATACGTCTCACAGTGGCTCGAGATCAGTCGCCACATTACGCCTGCGTCAGGCCGCTTCCTGGATACGAAGTCTCGCAAGAACGAGGCTCGCGATCGTTGGAACAAGATTTACGACAGTACGGCGGTCCGTGCCGCCAACATCCTGCAGGCAGGCTTGATGTCCGGCATGACTGATCCGTCCAGTCAGTGGTTTGCACTGACCACGGGTTCTGCGAAGCTCGATGAGTCTCATGCGGTGAAGGTCTGGCTCGATGATGTACAGCGCATCATGGAGATGTCTTTTACTCAGACGAACATCTATCAGGCTCTACAGCACATTTGGCGAGAGATCGGCGTGTACGGCATCGGGGCCTTTGTCATCGTCGAGGACCCTGTTTACAGCTTTGTGGCGCATCCTCTCGTTTGTGGTGAATATTGTGTCGGCTGTGACTTCCGCGGTCGTCCTGACTCGCTCTATCGACGTTTTACGATGACTGCGGGGCAGCTTGTCTCCCGCTATGGCCGGAGCAAGGTGTCTCGTGCCGTCCTGACTGCTTACGACGATGGGCAGGTTGACACTCCGTATGTTTGCATTCATGCGATCGAGCCGCGCTTTGATCGTGATCCGACCAAGTTGGACAACCGGAACATGCGGTGGCGGTCCGTCGTCATTCAGGTCGATGCTGACGATGAGGGCCCTGGCGTTCTTGATGAGTCTGGTTATCGTGACTTCCCGGCTGTCGTCGGCCGTTGGGGCGCTTCGGCCTCTGACGTGTACTCAGAAGAGTCGCCCGGCATGACGGCCATCGGCGACGTGCTACAGCTCGGTCATCATCAGGTGCAGAAGGGCAATGCTATCGACTACATGGTCAATCCGCCGCTCATCATGCCGTCTGATGCTCGAGACAATGAAGTCGACTTTCTCCCTGGTGGCAGGAGCTACATCGATAACCCGTCGTCCGGTGCTCAGGTGCAGCCTGCTTTTGCTGTGAACCTGCCGCTCGGTGACTTGCGAGAGGACATTGCTGACGTCCGCAACAGGATCAACCAGGCATTTAACGTCGACCTTTTCATGATGATCGCCAACTCGGGCCGTGGTCAGATGACTGCGACAGAGGTTGCCGAGCGTCATGAGGAGAAGTTGATGATGCTTGGCCCAGTCCTCTCTCGTCTCAATGAGGAAGTGCTCCGACCACTCATCGAGCGTTGCTTTGACATTCTCTCCAGACAGGGGCAGCTACCGCCTCCGCCGGATGAGCTCCGCGGTCAGAAGCTGTCGGTTGAATACACGTCGATGCTAGCTCGTTCCCAGCGTGCGATTCGTGCCAACTCCCTCGACAACTTCCTGACTCGCATTTCTAACGTCGCTCAGTTCAATCCGAATGTGATGCAGAAGATCAACCCGTTCAATCTGGTTGATGAGTATGCGGACTATTTCTCTGTTGCTCCGTCCGTTGTCGTTCCAACCGATGAGGCGCAGGCGGCGATTGAACAGCAACAGCAGGCCCAGCAACAGCAGGCGCAGGCCGAACAGATGCAACAGTCTGCCGACGCTCTGGCGAAGCTCGGCCGCGTTCCGTCCGACGATTCCACGATGGCCGGTCAGGCCGTCAAGGGACTTGCGGCAATGGCACAGCAGTAAGTGCGCGTGTGAAGTATGACGACTGACATCATGACACCTGAGCGCGATCCCTTCCGCAGGGAGGAGGTCGAGGCTCGAGAAGAGGAAAGGATCAGGCTGCAGAAGATCGCCAATGCGTTGAAGGCCGTACTGGCCACGCGCGACGGACGCATTGTCCTGTGGCAGCTACTTTCCGATACGGGCATCTACCGAAACAGCTTTGATCGTGACATTGCCGTGATGGCCTTCAATGAGGGCCAGCGCAATGTTGGGCTGAAGCTCCTTGATCGAATCATGTCGGTGGATGCGAATGCTTACAGGTTAATGCAGGACGAAGCGAATGGAAGCGACTGAACAGACTCCGACCGGCGGTGAGGGCACTGCGCCCGCTCCTGCCGCACAGGAGTCCGACACGAATGCCGGCACTTTGCTGACGTCTGCCGAAAGCAACGAGGGTAAGCAGCAGGCCGAGCCGCAGGAAGGCGGCAACGGTGAGGCTGGCGAAGCCGGTGCTGAAGGTCAGGCAGAAGGCGAAGAGGGTGCCGAGAAAGAGGAGGGCGAAGGCGAGAAGCAGGGCGCCCCCGAGAAGTACGAGGACTTCAAGATGCCTGAAGGTACCGAGCTCGATGCGGAAGTCGGCACGGCCTTCCAAGGCGTGGCGAAGGAGCTCAATCTCAGTCAGGATCAGGCCCAAGGCTTCCTTGACAAGATGGCCCCCGTGCTTCAGAAGCGCTCGGCCGAACGTATCGCAGAGATCTCGAATGAGTGGATGGAGCAGTCGAAAGCTGACAAGGAGTTCGGCGGCCAGAAGCTCATGCAGTCGCTTTCCGACATCGCCCGCCTGCGCGACACCTTCGCTCGAAACGCTGACGGCAGTATCGACGCGGACATTCAGGAGTTCCTAAGCTCCCCGATGGGCAACCATCCGGGCGCTTTGCGACTGCTGAGCCGCATTGGTCGCGCTTTCGGCGAGGCGAAGTACCCCGGTGGCGGATCTGCCGAAGACGGACGATATACCGCCGAGCAGTTTTACCAAGACGCAATGAAAGGAGGCAAGTAAATGCCGAATGTTGTGACTGACTCGAATCCGATCACTCTGGCGGACTTCGAAGGTCTTACTAGCGATAAGCCGGTGCGCCAGCTTATCCATACGATCCGCGACTACAGCGGCTTCTTTGATCAGGCCGTGATCCAGCGCGGCAATGACGGCTTCGGTGACCGCGGCAAGGTCGTGACGTCCTACCCTGAAGGCCAGGTGCGTGCATTCAACGAGGGTTGGGATGCTGAGCGCGTTACGGGCGCTGACGTGCGCTACGCGGCCGCAATGGTTCGCTCCCGCTCCGAAGTGGACAAGTCCCTTCTCGACACCCGCAAGGCCAATGAGCGTGCCGCCTTCCGTCTTCGCACGGATGAAGGTTTCATGCGCGGCCTCTCCCGCTCTGTCCTCAAGAAGGTCCTCTACGGCGACAGCAACCTCGAAAGCCGCGATCCGAACGGGATTCTCAACATCGTCACGCTTCAGAACGAAGCGTTTGCCGATCGAATCATCGATGCAAAGGGTACGACCGAAAACAAGCAGACGGACATCCTTCTGATCAACTGGGATCCTGCTTCGACGTATCTGTTCTATCCGGAGAACGGTTCCAACGCCGGCCTCTCTGTGGAGAACATGGGCGAACAGTACGCGTTTGACGCCAACGGCAAGCGCTTCCGTGCAGAAATTACGGAATTTGCTTGGGATATTGGCGTTGCCATGTACGATCCGCAGCGCGTCGTTCGCATTGCCAACATTGATTCCACGAAGCTCACGAAGAAGAACACGACGGGTCCGGACCTTCTCGACCTTATGATCGACGCTCTCGAGCGCTTGCCCGACGAGCAGCAGGGTCGTGTCGCCTTCTACATGAACGACAACACCCGTAGCTTCCTGGCTCGCCAGATCCTGAACAAGGACAACGTTCTTCTTTCTCAGGATGAGGTCGCAGGTCGCAAGTGCATGACGTTCCGCGGCGTGCCGATTCATCGACTTGGGACGGACATCATGCCCAACACGGGCAAGATTCTCAAGTAAAGGAGAGGAAAGATGATGGATATTAAGCTCGCGTTCTGCGAGAAGAAGGCGGCTACCACTGCTATCACTTCTGATGTGATCGACTTCCTTCAGAAGGCTCCGACGACCGGTCTGAATGATCGACCGCTCTATGTGGTCTGCAAGTTCCCGACGGCTCTCGCCGGAACCTCTATCGTGATTGCGATCGAGGACTCTGACAACAACAGTGATTTCGCTCCGGTGCTTGTGTCCGGTACGTTGAAGCCTGCCGACACGACGAAGGGTCTTGCTCTTCCGATGCCGGTCAAGCATCGCAGATACGTTCGTCTCAAGACGACGCCTACCTCCATTACGGGTGGCACGATGACGGCGTATCTGAGCGACGTGATCGAAGTCCCGACGACGTACAAGGTCGAGGGCATTGAGTTCCTGCCGGGCGCTGCCGCCTGACGCATGAACAGCTGAAAATTCTTTCAGGAGGCGGGGCGGACAAACGTCCCGCTTTTTCTTTATGGCTACTGCTGTTGACATCTGCAACCTTGCGCTCGGCATGCTTGGCGACTCTGGTGATGTGACATCCATCACGCCGCCGGACGGATCGCCTCAGGCCGGTTATTGCGCGAGGTGGTATCCGCTTGCTTTGCGCAAGCTCTATGAGGAGCACGATTGGTCTTTTGCGATCCGGCGTTCCAGAGGCGTCGAGCTCTCAAACGTGGACGAGGATCTCTATGAGTGGAAGCACGGCTTTCTCCTTCCCTCCGACTGTGTGCGTCTACTACGCGTGTCCGAGGTAGGCAAGGAAGGACTGGCGCTTGACTTTGAGGTCGAGCTATATGAGTCGAACTCGGGTCGAGCTGTCTTCACGAATTCGAAGAGCGTCGTGCTGACCTACGTCTCCTATGTGGACACGGCAACGGTCTTCCCGACCTACTTTGTGCAGGCACTGGTGATCCTTCTTGCATCTTTTCTAGTAGGCCCCGTAAAGCGCTCGGACAGTTCGAGCGACGCGGCCATTCGTCTCCTGCAGCAGTATGAAGCTGCGCTTTCTCGAGCCAAAACGGTTGATTCGAAAATGTCTGTTCATCGTCGTCGCGATGAGTGGCCTTTGCCGTCCGGCTTGCGTGCGAGGGTAATCTGATGGCAATCCGAAACTACCAACGCGCTTTCAATGGCGGAGAGGTCTCGCCTGCGATGTATGCACGCATTGACGATGGGAAGTATCAGACTGGCATGGCCCTGTGCAAGAACTTCCTCATCGAGCCGCAAGGGCCTATCGTTACGAGGCCTGGTCTAAAGTACGTCAATCGTACGAAGCACAAGGGCAAGAAGGCTCGCCTCATCCCGTTCAACTTTTCGATCACTCAGACCATGGTGCTTGAGTTTGGTGAGAAGTACGTGCGGTTTCATACACAAGGCCAGACTGTGATGGGTGTCGATGGACAACCATACGAGATCGAGACGCCGTACCTTGAGGCCGATCTCTTTGACATTCACTACGTCCAGTCGGCCGACGTGATGACGCTGGTTCATCCTAACTATCCTCCGAAGGAGCTGCGCCGATACGGCGCGACTGATTGGCGTCTGGTAGACATCAAGTTCGGCTCGTCCCTACCCGCGCCAACCGGGCTTTCTGCTTCACAGACGATCAACAAGAATGTGACGAATCCGACCGATTACAAGAGGACTTACGCTGTGACGGCGTTGCTAGCGGACGGAACCGAGGAGTCTGTTCGATCTTCGTCTGTGACGATCGATTGCAACCCATATGGCGATGGCTCGTACAACACGATCAAGTGGAACGCTGTGACAGGCGCTGGCCTCTATCGCGTCTATCGCGATCAAGGCGGTATTTGGGCGTATGTTGGTCAGACCGATACGACGAAGATCATCGATGAGAACATTACGCCGGACGCATCGATTACGCCTCCGCACTACGATGACGCCTTCTTTTCTTCGAAGGGCATCACGTCGGTTACGGTCAACAACGGCGGTAGCGGGTATGTCTACGACCGCCTCGGCATTGACACAACGAATGTGGCGCTCAAGAGTGGGGGGGACCACATCCGTGACGACAACTGGACAATCACCAGCGTTAATCGCTACGCTGAAATTTGGTGCAGGGTTTATGACGAAACTGGCACAGGCGCGGGCGCAGTTGTTACGCCGGTCGTCAAGCAAACGAAGGGTAGGGATAGTGTCTCGTTCGGAGACGGGAACAGCAAATGGTATGACGTATGCAAGACTGAGATTACAGGCTTCACCGTGACCTCTCCTGGCAGCGGATACTCTAGCCCGCGCATCGAGCTCAGTTATAGCTATGTACATTGGGAGTGTACGGCTAGCGACTGTTGGACGGATACTGCATCGTCGAAGGCGGTTTTTTCAATCGGAGTCGAACCGTCGTCTCTTCGTATCGACGTCAGTGACACGACGGGATGGGGTGCAGAGCTCGTGCCGGCTGTGAAGGACGGACGAATCGAGAGCGTGGTTGTTCGATCGGGCGGTCAAAACTACACATCGCCGAAATTGACGGTCGTGTCTACGGTAGGTAGTGGCGCTTCGCTTTCGGCTGTCGTGGGTCGTTCACCCGATTATCCAGGAGCTGTCTCGTACTTCGAGCAGAGGAGATGGTTTGGGGGGACTCAGAATCGGCCCAATAACTTGTGGGCGACGAGGCCCGGCACAGAGGCAGATATGTCTTACTCGCTGCCGACTCAGTCAGACGACAGAATCGCTGTCAGGGTCGCGGCACGAGAGGCTAACCGGATCCTGCATATTGTGCCTCTTGCTCAACTGATGTTGATGACTGGCGCAGCAGAGTGGCGTGTGTCGCCTCTAAATTCCGACGCCATCACGCCCGATTCGATGTCCGTGCGACCTCAGAGTTATGTTGGTGCGTCGAACGTGCAGCCTCTCGTCATCGGATCGAGCATGATCTACGGTGCTGGCCGTGGCGGTCATCTTCGTGAGCTTGGGTACAACTATGAGGCAGGAGGCTATATCTCCGGTGATGTGTGCCTTCGCGCGCCGCACCTTTTCGATAACTTGACGATCGTCGACCTTGCCTACTCGAAAGCGCCGACTCCGATGGTTTGGGCCGTCTCGTCTTCAGGGAAAATGATTACCATGACCTACGTTCCCGAACAGCAGGTTGGTGGTTTTTCTACTGTCGAGACCAATGGATCGATTGAGTCAGTGTGCGTCGTCGCGGAGGGAGAAGAGGACATCTGCTACGTCGAGGTACTTCGAACGATCGGTGGGGAGCCCGTGCGCTTCGTAGAGCGCATGTCGGAGCGCCAGTACTCTGAGCTAAAGGAGTGCGTCTATGTAGACTGTGCAGGCACGTATCGTGGAGAGGCAAAGAAGGAGATCACGGGACTCACCTGGCTCGAGGGAGAGACTGTGAGCATTCTTGCGGACGGCGCAGTAGAGCCGCCTCAGGCTGTCAAGGACGGGAAGATCACGCTTACCTATCCCGCCAAAGTTGTCCATGTCGGCCTACCGTTCATGGCGGACATGAAGACGCTGCCGGCGGCGATGGCGCTTCAGGATGGTTCCTACGGATCCGGCCACAAGAAGAACGTTCGCGAGGTCTTCTTTCGTGTGGTTAATTCGTCAGGCACTCAGGCGGGTCCGTCGTTCGACAAGCTCTCTGAATACCCGTCTCGTTCGACAGAGTTCGCTGGCAATGTTCCCGAACCGATTACCGACGAGATAGGCTTCCAGATTCAGCCGCAGTGGTCTCAGAGCGGGCAAGTCTGCGTTCGGCAGAAATACCCGTTGCCACTGAGAATCGTGAGCATGACGACGGTGCTCGAGCTCTCGTGATCGTGCGCGTGTAGGGAGATAGGCCCTCTAAGGTGTAGGCATCTTAGAGGGTTTTTCTATGTCTGCTACTCCTGCTCAATTCGGGTACGGGATGCTCATCACGCAGGGCATCGCGAACACCATTACGGCGCTCGGCTCTTTCGGTGTTTCCAAGCATTCGAACGCGGCCGCTCAGGCTCAGGCCAACATTGCCCGCATCAATGCTCAGATGATGGAGCGCCAGTATCAAGCAACTTTGCGTGCGTCCGAGAAGGCGATTGTGTCGAAAACGATGGCGGCCGGGCAGGTCAAGTCTGCTCAGCGTGCGGCGTTGGCTGCAAACGGCATCGCAGTCGGCGAGGGAAGCGCTGCAGAGATGCAGGCGTCCACCGACATCGTCAAGGAGATGGACGTCAACCAGATCAAGTCGAACGCCTTGTCTGAGGCGTGGGGCTACCGGTGGAAGGGCGTCGGCTACGAAGCTCAGGCGCTTCAGGCAGAGGCGCAGAAGGTCAACAAGTGGGACAAGTTCGGTACGACGCTGTTGGGCGGCGCATCTCAAGTGGCCAGCAACTACATGCTCATGAATGCTTCCGGGATGTTTGACACGAGCAAAAGCAGTGGTGGATGGAACTACCCGGACATTGCGTCCAGCTACAAGAAGACGATGATCGGAGGGTACTAAATGCCAATGGTTCCAACTTTTCAGGGCGGCCTGCCTCAGGTGCGGGACTCGGGTAACTCTGGGTTCTCGCCTATCAACGTGCCTCAGGATCGCACGGACTATGACGCCGTTATGAAGAAGGCGCTCATGCCTGTGCAGGAGTGGGCCAACTCTGCGGTCAAGGCGCTAGACGTTCAGCGCGCCCGTGTCATCAAGGCCGAAAGCGACGACGCCGAGCGCGAGGTGATGAGTGCGATCGACGCGCATCTCAACAATCCAGAGACCGGCTATCTCACAAAGATGGGCCGCAATGCAATGGATGATTACCAGCCCGCAATGGAGGCGATGACTCGTGACGTCAACGCGATTGTCGGCAAGTTGTCTCCGCAAGCACGTGAGGCTGTACAGTCCCGTGTCTATGACCGCATGCAGTCTGCTCAAAGTCAGGCTCAGCGATGGAACGCAAGCCAGACGAGGCACTACCAGATGCAGTCGTCCTCGTCCAAGGTCGAGGCTTTGCAGGCGGACGCCGCAAACCACTACGCGGATCCCGAGTATCTTGCGAAGTCGTCGGCCTCTGTCGACATGGAGCTCGACTACCAGGCTCAACTGATGGGCTGGGACGCCGAGACCTTGGCAAACCAGAAGCGTGCGCACATGGATCAGCTGCAGGCAAATCGCTTTTCGGCGTGGGCTCAGGATGATCCTGTAAGTGCTTTTGAGGCGTTGAGGTCAGCTCCAGAAGATTCAATGAGTGCGGACATCCGTCGAAAGCTTGACGACTCTCTTTGGCGTCAGTCAAAAGGGTTGCTCGCAGTTGAGTTGGCGGCAAAGCATCCTCTTACTGGAGACAAGGATGAGCTATGGCGGGCAATTAATTCGGAAAAGACTGGTCTCCCGCTTATTGATGGCCTTTCTCGAGCTCGTCGTGCAGAGCTCTTCACGTCGGTCTGGACGAAGCAAAAGGAGGCTCAATCCGAGTGGCGTCAAGATCTTGCGCTCCGCGAGAAGAACAGTCTTGCGCTTATTGGTGAGACTGGAGTGGATGCAGATATGTTGAGTCTAGAGCAGTATGTTGAGGCGTATGGGGAACCCGAAGGTAAGCGTCGCTATGACCTCTATGAGTCGACCGCCGAGACAGTTGCTGCTATGCATGGATTTCGCAAGATGCCTGTCGATGCAATGAATGCTGTCATTGAAGCTTCGGCTCCTGTCCGCGGTAACGATGACTATGCTGGCCAGGTAAAGCGTCGCGACGCCCTTATTAAAGCTAGAGACGAAATCACGAAGTCGAGAAAGAACGATCCGATTGCGTATGCGATATCCACCGGTGACTATGACACCAAGGGGATTGATTTTGATGATCTCAATTCGATCGTTGGCCAAGTGACGAAGCGTGCTCAGAATGCTGACTCAATGGCAACAGATTATGGGACGAAAGCAAGGATCTTCAGTTCCGAGGAGGTGTCTCGACTCAAAACGAAGATTGACGGTTTGGGGGCGAGAGACAAGGCTGTCTTTTTGGGGCAGATTGCTGACGCCGCTGGTGAGGCAGGTGTGGGCATTGTGATGCGCCAATTAGGTAACGAATATGCAACGGGATTTTTGCTTTCTGCTGATCCATCAATGCGTGCCAATGGCGTTCCAGAAAACTACTTCCTTGGAAAATCGGGTATTGCCGAAAAGCAGACGAAGGTCGGCATTGTGACTTCGCCTAGCACAGGTATTCCGCTCAAGGTCGAGGCATTGAATGGTCTTATTGACAATCCCGTAGTGCGCGAAAAAGTGGTCGATTCAATCACAGCGGTGGCGGCTGGGAAGGTCATGAACGGAACGAGTTCTGGAGAAGCAATAACGCAGGCGATGATGGAAATCGTCGGAGACATTCAGGAGCACAACGGCTACAAGGTCGCGCTCAAGGGCGGCGTTCGTCTGAGTGATCTGGAGAGTGCTGTGCGAAGCAATGTCCGCAATTTCGAGCGCCTCAAGGGCGTCGTGGCAAAGCTCCCCGACGGCACGCCCCTGACGGGGCAGGAGGTCGCCAAGATCCTGCCGACCGCGCGACTGAGAATGTCCTCGACGGGCGTCGATAACGACTTTGATGTCATCATGGCCAACGGGCAGAAGCTCATTCAGGCCGACGGCTCTCCCTTCACCATTCGCGTTGTGAGCTTTGCAAGATGATTTTTCTGAGAGAGTATTCGGAGGAGCTCCCGACCGCTCCGGTCACATCGCCCGTTCCGCAGGTGACGGTTGAGCCTGTGGAACAGGAGCCGAGCTGGTACACAGGTATGGGCGACGCCATCTGGCAGGGCGCATGCGCAGCCTACCTTGAAAACCAGTCTGCGCTGAAGGGTGTCGTTTCGTCTGCGGGCTTTGGCGACGATGAGTACCGCGCGTGGCTTGACGCGACGGCTGCCGAGAACCGTCGCCTCGTTCGCGACGAGTACACGCCCGATCCAGAGAAAACGAGCGTGGCCGCTCAGGTCCTCTACGGCGTCTCGAACGGTCTGGCGAAGTACGGTATGGCCGCCGCCGTTGGTGCGGCTGCGGGGCCTGCCTCGATCGCTGTGACACCTGTTGTCTTCGGTGCTTCTGTTGGCATCAATGAGACGCAAAAGCTCAAGGACGAGGGCGTTGACGATGAGACTGCGACGAAGGCCGGCATGGTCTCTGGCGCGATGAACGCTTTTTGGGGCGGTGTGCCTGGTGCGTTCGGGCGAAGCATCAAGGCAAAGGTATTGACCGGTGCGAGCCTCGGTGCTTTCACGTCCTATAACGAGATGGGCGCGATTAAAACCGTTCTCGAAAATGCTGACTATTCCAAGCTCGCGTTGAAGTACGATCCGACGGATCCCGTCGGGATGGGCGTCAATGCGCTCGTTGGTGGCCTCATGGGGCCCGTGTCGGCAGGTGCGTCGTGGAAGGCTCGAGGCTCGAGGTCGGCGCAGGCCGCGCAGATGGTCGATACGGCCACGGGAACCG